ATATTTCAATTACTTATTAAGAGTGTCTAGTGAAGATGGTACTGAACTTCAGTTAACAGATATTACTATTTTAAAAAATGAATTAGAATCAGTCATTGTTGAAAATGAGTCCATATCTGGACAAGAATTTAATTATGGTATTTTTGACTTATTTACAGACGAAAGTGAAAAAACCTTCTTAAGATTCGTTCCTAATGATGCATTGAATACAAATTATGATCTAAAAGTAATTAAGCAAATATTTAATTCAACTTTATCTGGTGTCGGAACGCAGTCTATAGGTTTTGTTAATTTGACAGGTTCTGTAGATATAGAAAATACTAGTGTAGGAATTGGAACTACAACAATTATTTCTTTAGATGCTAATAATTTCGAATCTCTTTATGTTAATGCACAGGTGATCAATACGGAAACCAATGACATGAATTATGTGAGATTGTATGTTTCTATTGCAGGAACAAACACTTTCATGTCAGAATACTATATTGATAGCAATGTTTTGAGTTCTTCAACAGGAAATCAAATAGGTATATTCACTTGCACTGACTTGGGAAGTGGAGTTTTATCACTAATACACGAAAATACTTCTTCTGATCAACTTAAGATAAGAACTAATATTGTTGGATTTGGAACAACATCTACTGGAATTGGTACATATAGATTTAAATCTTCTGATCAATTTGATGGTCAAGAAAGAAGTATAATTTACGATTCTGGATATTATTCTACAGTAGGTGCTTCTTCTACAACAATTCAAACCTTAGATAGATCTTTATTTGATGCATCAAAATCTTTAATTCAAGTAAGTATAGGTTCTACAAAAGCACTCCATCAGGTTTTATTAATTGATGAAGGATCTGATGTTTATACTCAACAATTACCTTTCCTTTCAGTATCTAATGATGATAGTGAATTAGATGATGCTTCTGGTATTGGAACATTTGGTGGAGAAATATCTGGAAGTGATTTAATACTTAAATTCTTCCCAGATGCAAATCAAACAGGTCAAATTGATATTGAAGTATTCAGTAAATCATTTTATTCTCAAATAGATGTTGTTAATGAACCTTTAGATTTATCATATGGTGCTGTAACCGAAAGTATTGATGAAAAATTCTATAATGCTATTAATCTAACTAGAATCAATAAAGATAGTTTCACATTAACTGATAATAATATTCCAATCTTTTCGAAGAAATTTAATCCCAATTCATCTGCATTAGATGCATCTACTGGAATATTTACAATTCAAAATCACTTCTTCGTAACTGGAGAAGAATTAATCTATACTCCAAACTCTACAATCGTTGGTGTTGGAACTAGTGCAGTGGTTACTTCTAGTGGAGAATTGCCATCAACAGTATATGCTATTAAATTAACCGAAAATACTTTCAAAGTAGCAATAACAACTACAGCAGCTGCTGCAGGAATTGGAACAACATTTACTTCTCTTGGAGAAGGAAATGCTCACAGATTTACTATGAAAGAAAGAAACACTAAGTGTATCTTAACTGTTGATGAATTGGTTCAATATCCAATAGCACCTACTAATATTACACATACTTTGAGTGGAAATGTTGGTGGTTCTCTAAACAATATCGGAACTATTGTGTCTTTGAGTGGAATTTCAACAATAAATCCAAGAGATATATTGAAAGTTGATGAAGAATATATGGGTGTCACTAATGTTGGTTTTGGAACAACAAATGTGGGACCAATTACAAATAATGGAACTATAAATTTAGTTGAGGTTAAGAGAGGATTTGTGGGTTCTTCCGCAACAACTCATGCAGATTCCACCTTAGTAAGAATTTATAAAGGATCATTTAATATTGAAGACAGTGAAATTTATTTCACGGAAGCACCAAGAGGTAATCCACAAATCGCAAAAACAAAAAATAATTTAGATTTTGAAACTTCATCATTTACTGGTAGAGTATTTTTTAAATCTAATTATGACAATAATAAAGTTTATGATGATTTATCTGATGAATTTACCGGAATTGGAAGAACATTCACACTAAAAGTTGGTGGTGCAAATACTACAGGAATTGGAACAGAAGGTTCAAGTGGTCTAGTTTTTATTAATAACATTTACCAATCACCCAAAACTGATAATAATCCAACAAGATTTAATTATCAAATCTTAGAAGACTCTAGTGCAGGAATATCTACTGTAGAATTCTCTGGAATTACTAGACCGGACGAATTTCCTCTCGAATATGTTGTTTCCGACTATGATGTTAATGTAAATGAAGTCCCTAGAGGTGGAATTATAGTTTCATATGGATCTACACCTGGACTTGGGTTTGCACCACTTGTAGGTGCTTCTGTGACTGCTGTTGTTGGTGCTGGAGGTTCTATTGTATCTGTTGGACTAGGAACGACAGGACATGGTTCTGGATACAATGGTTTAGTTTCTATTGGAATATCAGTATACGAAAGTGGTCATTCTGGTGCTGCAGCAACAATCACAGCAAATATTGGTGTTGGAGGAACTTTATCATTTAATGTTGTTGGTGGAGGAACTGGATATAGTAATCCTGAAATATTCGTTTCTGATCCATCATATAAAAATCTACCAGTAGTTGGTGTTTCTAGGTTAGGAATTGGAGCAACAACTGATACAGGAAATGGATTATTAGTAGATTTAAAAGTTAGTGGATCTACGGGAATAGGATCTACTTTATTCGAAGTAAGTGAAGTTAAATTCTCAAGACCAGGATATAATTTCAGAAGAGGTGATGTATTCAAACCAGTTGGATTAGTCACTGATGGTTCTCTATCTTCTCCAATATCAGATTTTGAGATTACAGTAGTTGATACTTACTCTGATAATTTTGCTGCTTGGGAATTTGGAGAACTTGATTATATTGATTCTATTCAAAACTTACAAGATGGATCAAGAACTAGATTCCCACTTAATTACAATTCAGAACTTTTGAGTTTTGAACCTCAAGAAAATTCTCCAATTGAAGAAAATATTAACAATGTTCTTATAATTTTTGTTAATGGAGTATTGCAAAAACCAGTAGAAAATTACATCTTTGAAGGTGGGACATCATTTGCATTTACAAGAGCACCGTTACCACAAGAAGAAATTGAAATATACTTCTATAAAGGTGTTGATGGAACTGATTCTACACTAGTAGATAATATCATACCAACTATAGAAACTGGTGATGTTGTTCAAGTAATAAGTAACAATATCTATCCAAATACAATAACACAAGATGAAAGAACAGTTTACAACATAACTACTTCTGATAAATTTGAAACTAATCGATATACTGGATTAGGAGTTGATGGAACCAATTACAAACCTTTATCTTGGACTAAGCAAAAAACAGATAAGAAAATTAATGGTCAATATGTATATAAATCAAGAGATGTATTAGAACCGTTAATCTTCCCAACTGCAAGAATTATTAAAGATGTGTCTACAACCGATACTGAAATATTTGTTGATAATGTAGAATTATTTAATTATGAAACTGATAATGGATATACCGATTCTTCGACTCCATTAGATGCAGTAATTATAGAAGATACTAATCCAGTCACTGCTTTATTTACTGCTTCGATTGATGGAAATGGATCTGTAAATGGAATAACTACGACTAATTCTGGTTTTGGATATTTACCAAATCAAACGACAATAAATCTGAAATTTGTAGGGATAGGAACAACAACAGCAACAGCAACGGCATCTATTACGAATGGGATAGTTACTGGAACTACAATTACCAATCCTGGACTTGGATATACAGTTGCTCCCACAATATTTGCCGAAACTCCAAATCTTAATATTGAAAAAATTACAGGATTTAGTAATATTAAAGGTTTCTCTGGAATTGTAACTGGTATTACAACAGCATCTGGAATTGGTGTTCCTTTAGCACTTCAATTTACATTGATTGACAGTAATAACTTTACTGGACTATCGACAGGTTATCCAATTTATATCTATGATACTCAAATTGGTAGTGGAGTCACCTCAATTGATGATTCAAATTCTGCAGTTGTTGGAATTGGAACTACTTTCCTGGATAATGTTTACTATGTTTCTGCTATATCTAATGATGATGCAATTGGAATTATTACATGTAATGTAGATTCAAATTCTAATGTAGTTGGTCTTGAAACTACTGGAAGTATATTAAATCCCGTTGGAAAATACTCATGGGGATTATTAGAAGGAGGAACAAGATCTACAAATCCAATATCAATTGGTGTTACTGGCAATACCGTATCTGGATTGACAACATATCCAACAATTCAGAGAAGAGGTATTGGTATTAGAAAAACCGGAGCATTACCTAAAAGGGAAGTATAATTGAAAACTAAAATTGTCTTATAAATATATAAAAAACTATTAATATGTCCGCATTCGTAACAGATCAATTTAGAATATTGAATGCTGGTTCTTTTGTAGAGTCTATCAGTAATAATTCTTATTATGCATTCTTAGGTTTATCAAATCCAACTCCAGGATCAGTTGGATTTGGAAGAACCGATAATTGGAATACAAGCACAACTAATAATCCTGTAGATAATTTTGAATATTTGTCTCATTATAGAGATACTAGTTTATTTGGTAAGAAAATTACATCAGAAAACGCTAGAAGAGTTATAAGGAAGGTTGAATGGGTTGCAAATACTCCTTATGACATGTATCGTCATGATTACCGACAAGGAAATGAAACACCTGTATCCAAAACGGTAAGATTATATGATACAAATTATTATGTTGTCACAAGTGAATTTAAAGTTTATATTTGTATAGATAATGGTTCTTCTGGACCTAATCCTACTGTTACGGGATCAACAATAGAACCAACACAGACTGATGTGGAACCGTCTGTTGCAGGGTCTGATGGATATAGATGGAAATATCTATTCAGCATTTCTCCATCAGATGTAATTAAATTTGATTCTACAGAATATATTACAGTTCCTAATGATTGGTTAACTACAACGGATTCTAGTATTCAAACTATTAGAGAAGGAGGAAACTCTGATATTAATAATAATCAAATAAAAGCAGTATATATTGAGGATGGTGGGACAGGATACACTACAGGCACGACTGCAGATATTTTAGGAGATGGAACTGGAGGTAAAGTTTCAATTACGGTAGATAGTGCAGGTACAATAACCGATATTACGGTAACAAATGGTGGAAAAGGATATACATATGGAATTCTCAATTTACCCAAATCTTCCCCCACTGATACTGCAAAATTAATACCTATAATTCCTCCATCAAAAGGTCATGGTTATAACATTTATGAGGAGTTGGGAACAGATAAAGTATTAATGTACGCAAGATTCGACGATTCAACTAAAGATTTTCCAATAGACACTAAATTTGCTCAGGTCGGAATTATAAAAAATCCCGAAACATTTTCTGGAGCAGGAGTAACTTTTACGGGAAATACATTCTCATCTCTTTCTGGTATCGGACTATCAGAGTCTAGAAATGTAACTATTGGTGAACAAATAACTCAAAGTGTGTCTGGGGCAAAAGGATATGTAGCATCATTTGATAAAGATACTAAAGTTTTGAAGTATTATCAAGACAGATCATTATGTTTTGGAAATAAAATAGACCAAACACTTAGTAACAGTACAACAAATATAATAGCATTCAATTCTACTAATGACATCGAATTTAATACTAGTGGAGGTTCTGCAAGTATTGCAGATCTAAACGGTAGTGTTGTAGTTGTTAATAATAAGCAGATTAATCTGGGAGTTACTTTTACAAATGGTCTTGCAAATCCAGAGATAAATAAAAAGACGGGGGATATAATTTATATTGACAACCGACCCGAAGTTCAGAGAGACTCTAGACAAAAAGAAGACATCAAAATTATTCTGGAATTCTAAAAAAAGATGGCACAAAAAACAGACTTAAATATAAGCCCATATTATGATGATTTTGATGGGGATAAAAATTTTTATAAAGTTTTATTTAAACCAGGATATCCAGTTCAGGCTAGAGAATTAACAACTCTTCAATCCATCTTACAGAACCAAGTAGAGTCTTTTGGTGGCAATATTTTTAAAGAAGGATCTATGGTTCTTCCAGGATCTGTAACTTTTGATAATCAGTTTTCTGCAGTAAAATTAAATGCGGTCAATTTAGGTATAGATGTCTCTGTTTATATTAAGAATTTTATTGGAAAGAAAATTACAGGACAACTTTCGGGTGTAACAGCATCTATTCAAGAAGTTGCACTTACATCTGATAGTGATTTAGTAACTGACATTACAATTTACGTAAAATATGGAGAATCTGGAGATGATGCAGATGTAGATACATTTCAAGATGGGGAACAATTATTTGCAAGTGAAAATGTTACCTATGGTAATACTACAATTAATGCAGGAACTGTATTTGCATCATTAATTTCTCAAGATGCAACATCTATTGGTTCAGCAGCATCTATTGATAATGGTGTTTATTTTATCAGAGGAACATTTGTAGAGGTTTCAAAGCAAACACTTATATTAGACTATTATACAAATACTCCTTCTTATAGAGTAGGATTAAAAATATCAGAAACTATTGTAAATGCAAAAGATGATTCATCCTTGTATGATAATGCAAGTGGTTTCACTAATTTTGCAGCACCAGGAGCAGACAGATTAAAGATAGCATTAACACTTACAAAAAAAGAAATATCTAATAATACAGATACTGATTTTGTAGAGATATTAAGAGTAGATGAAGGAAGAATTAAAAAAATTGAAAATAAACCTGTCTACAATTTAATAAGAGATTATATTGCAGAAAGAACATTTGATGAATCTGGTCATTATGCCGTAGATGAGTTTGGTGTTAAAGCACTCAATTCGTTAAATGATCAAATCGATAATGATGGTTTATATTTAGAAGGAGAAACTACAGAACAAGGAAATACTCCATCGGATGATTTAATGTGTCTACAGGTAAGTCCTGGAAGAGCATATGTTGATGGTTATGATGTTACTTTAGATACAGAAACTGCTATAGATGTAGAAAAACCAAGAGACACTGAAAGTGTAAGTAATGCAAATATCCCGTTTGAGATGGGACATTTGCTAAGAGTTAATAATGTCAGTGGTGCTCCAAAAGAAAATGAAACTTTAGATTTATATGATCGACTTGGTGGAGGGGGGTCGATAATTGGTGCTGCGAGAGTATATACCTTTAACTTGACTGATGCTGCATATTCTGGTGCAGCAACTCAATGGGATTTATATCTTTATGATATTCAAACTTATACAAATATAACCTTTAATGTAGGTGTAACCGCAGATCAAATTCCAACATCTTCTTTTATAAAAGGAAAGAGTAGTGGTGCGAGTGGTTTTGTTGTCGCTGGTGGTGTTGGACCGTTAAATCTCAGTCAAACTTCGGGAACGTTTGTAACTGGAGAAAAATTGATTGTTAACGGAGTTGAGACTGCATTAACAATTAAGAGTTTTGTTCAAAATAATATTAATCAATTAAAATCTGTTAAGAAAACTGGTGTATCAGGATTTCCAGATTTTAATGCAGATGCAGTATTAAGTTCTAAAAAGTTCTCTAATGGAATTTCAGAAATTAATGTTAATGGAACAACCGTAACAAGTCCAGGAAAATTATTCTCTGGTATTAGTACTGGTGATATTTTAAATGCTATAGATGGAGGAAATTTAAAGTATAATAGAATTACAACAATTTCCTCAGATTTGGCAACACTGACTATTACTACTATTCCTAGTGTTAGTGGAGTATTTAGTGGAACCGCAATTTCTAATGGAAATTATACAGCAAATCTAAGAGTACCACAAATAAGAAACAGTGAAAATGGATTTCTTTATGCAAATCTTCCAGAATCTAATATTTCCTCTGTTGATCTCTCAGGTTCTCAGTTATTAATAACAAATCAAATAACTGGAGAAGCAACTGATGGTTTTGGTGATTTAGTATTTGGACTACCAACCGGCATTACAAGCGCATTTTATGAGTCATTTGATCAGGAAAGATATTCCGTTCATTATACTGGGGGTGGAATTGGAACAGTAACTTCTGATGCGTTTACTCTTACTGGAGGGGGAACTGGAGTCGAAATTGAAGGATTAACCTCCGGTCAATCAAATATAGTTGTAAATGTAACACTGAAGAAGAATGGAATTCAAAGTAAAATTAAAAAATTTACTAGAAGTGCAATAGAAGTAGTCAATCTATCAAAATTAGCACAATCTGGATCTGCATCTAGCATATCAATCAATGATGGACTAACATATAATCCATATTATGGACTTAGAGTTCAAGATGATCAAATTTCATTAAATGTTCCTGATGTAGCAAAAGTTCTTGTAGTATATGAATCAACGAATACTGCAGATCCTAAATTGGATACAATAGAATTTTCTTCAATATCTAATGTCGGAACAGATGCGATTATTGGTGAAAATATCATTGGTTCTGAAAGTGGAACAGTTGCAAGAATTGTTACAAATCAGAATTCTACACCATCATATTTTTCTTTACCTAATTCTTCATCTAGTAACAATAAATTAGGTGTGGTTTATCTAAATCAAAATACTTTTACTGCTGGAGAAACTGTAACATTTAAAGAATCTAATATTATTTCTACGGTTCAGTCTATTACATTGGGAAAATATAATAATGTAACAAATAATTTTGTTCTTGATGGTGGACAGAAAAATGAATATTATGATTATTCAAGATTGATTAGAACAACAGATTCGGAACCATCTAAAAGGTTGCTAGTTGTTTTTGATCATTATATAGTTCCTGCATCAGATACTGGTGATGTATTTACGGTTTTAAGTTATGATTCTGATAGATTTTTAAATGATATTCCTACAATTGGACCTAATAATGTTAGAGCTTCTGATACATTAGATTTTAGACCAAGAGTTGTTGATTATTCTTCAACAACTGCTTCACCATTTGATTTTAATTCAAGAACATTTACTACAGATTATAACTTAAAACCTGGTGAGAGTTCTTTAATTGGGTTTGATTTTTATCTTCCTAGAATTGATAAATTATATCTTGATAAGTTTGAAAACCTTATTGTTAGTAAAGGTGTTTCAGCAAAAGATCCAAAAGCATCTCCAAGTAATGATCAAAGTTTGATGGAATTGGCAACGATTATACTTCCACCATATCTTTATGACCCTGATGATGTTTCTATTAATTTGGTTGATAATAGAAGATATACCATGAGAGATATTGGTCAACTTGAAGATAGAATAGAAAACTTAGAAAGAGTCACATCTTTAAGTTTATTAGAGGTTAGTACTGAAGCATTGCGTATTGAAGATGAAGATGGCAATAATAGATTCAAGTCTGGTTTCTTTGTAGATAATTTTGCAGATAGAACAGGTAGTGATGAAAATCTAACATCAGCAGATATTAGTGAAGGTCAATTGAGACCAAGACTTCTTTCCAATTCCTTAAGACAAAGAGTTTTACCTTCATCGGAAATTTCCGAAGAAGATTTGGATTTGACAACTAACTTTGAGTTATTAGATCCAAATATTCAAAAAACTGGGAATATTGTTACTCTAAAATATGATTCTATCGGTTGGTTAGAGCAACCACTTGCTACTCGTGTTGAAAATGTCAATCCATTCCATGTAGTAGAATATGTTGGAAGTGTAAAACTATCTCCAGAAAATGATTTTTGGATTAGAACCATTTATATTCCCCCTTCTGTACAGAATATAACAAGAAGAACTACTAATGTTGTTACTAACACTGTTAGAAATACAGTATCAATACCAATACAGAATGAAACACCTGAAATACCTCGTTTTAGAAATAGATTGGATTTCTTTGCATTTGCTCTCCTTCGAAGGAGACAAGCAACGCAAAGAACAGACTGGAGAAGTAGTACAAACTCTAGAACACAGACTTCAATAAGTTCTAGAACTAGAGTTGATGTACGATCCAGAGATGTTCTAATCTCAAGTGGTGATGAGCAGTATATCAGATCTAGAAATGTTTCTTTCTTTGGAAGATCACTGAAACCTTTAACAAGACATTATCAGTTCTTAGATAATCATAGTAATGTAGATTTTATACCGAAACTCATAGAAATTGCTAATAGCACATCTTTAAATACATCTGGTACTTTACAAGGTTCATTTACTTCAGGTGAAACAGTAAAAGTATATAAAGGTGGACAAGAAACAGGTCGGTTTAGACTTGCAACATCAAATCATAAAGAAGGTCCTTTCAATTCACCATCAAGAACTTATAACATTAATCCTTATGTAAGATCCGAAAACTTACCAACTTCATATAGCCAATCATCCAAAACATTAAATATTGACCTAAATTCATTATCCGATGAAGCACAAGGAAGATTTTTTGGATACATTACCAAAGGAGCAAAAATTGTTGGGCAAACGAGTGGTGCAATTGCATATGTAAAAGATTTAAGATTGATATCTGATAATTATGGAGATCTTTTTGGTTCATTCTTTATCAAGAATCCACATACAAATCCGGCACCAAATCCAAGACTTCTTACTGGTAAAAAGACATACTTATTAACTAGTAGTTCTACAAATACCAAACCATTACCTGGAAGTAAGTTAATTTCTACCGGTCAAGGATCTTATAGTGCTGTTGGAACTCTCTTAACAAGACAAATACAGACCACAGTAACGACAACTATTGACACTACGGTAAGACGTACTACAACTATAACAACAACTAGACGTGAGGTTGTTAGAGCGAGAAGATCTGATCCTCTTGCACAGTCATTTGTTGTCGGTAGAGATATTGATGCTCCCGATTTAAATGGATTTAGTAGTGATGATAAAGGTGTAGTTCTTACTGAATTAGATATCTATTTTGCTAACAAACCAGCAGGTAGTGAACCTCTTGAAGTTCAAATAAGAACAGTGGAACTTGGTATTCCAACTCTAAATCTGGTTGGAGAATCTAAAACATTATATCCAGATCAAATTACAACATCAGCAACTGGAGAAATTGCAACAAGAGTTACATTTGATGAACCAAAATATCTTGCCCCAGGAAATGAATATGCTGTAGTTTTACTTGCACCTACTTCAGATGAATATGAAGTTTGGATTGCAAAAATGGGAGAGAGAACTGTTAATACACAATCTTTACCTGATGCGGAAGCAGTCATTTATAGTAAGCAATTCGCACTTGGTAGTTTGTTTAAGTCTCAAAATGGATCTATTTGGACTCCTACACAAGAATTAGATCTTAAATTTAAACTTTATAAAGCAAAATTTACTGCAAATACTGGTATTGCATATTTTGGTAATCCACCTTTAGATCAAAGTAATGGATATGTAAATAATTTACTTGCAAACCCAGTTACAGGTCTACCAAAAACTGTCAATCTTGGAGTTACAACATTCACAGATTCTGAACTGATTGATATTTTAAATACTGGTAGAAAAATTGCCGGTTCTATTCCAAATAGTTATGGATATATTGAGTATGCTGGAGGTCCAGTTAGTGGCACACCAACAGTTACTAATGGAGGAGAAAATTATACAACTCAGTCTGATTTAATAACAACTACTCTGGTCGGAAAAGGTAGTGGATTAAGACTGACTATTGCACAAACTGCTGGTGTAATTACTGGGGTCACAATAACTGATAGTGGAACTGGATATGAAGTTGGTGACGTGGTAACTATTGATAATGAATTGAATGGTAATATAACAGGAAGAGGTGCATTAATTACTATTAGTACAATTACCGGAAGAGATACCCTTTACTTGACTAATGTTCAAGGTGAAGTTGGTGCAGCAAAAGCATTCAGATCTAATGCTGGAGTTGGAGTAAGTTATTATGATACAGATACAACTATTGTATCTCTGGCATCTACCACCATTTTAAGTGTAACTGAAGGAACAGGAACAAATTCTGGTAATTACTTAGAAGTAAGTCATTTCAATCATGGAATGTATGCCAATAATAATAAATTGCAATTGAGTGGTGTTGAATCTAATATTTCACCAACAATTCTTACTGCTGGTTTATTATCAACAGAATTAAATACAATATTTGTTGGACTTTCTACTGACTTTGAAACTTTTGAAGGACTTCCTGTCAATTCTCAGAATCCAGGATATGTAAAAATTGGAGATGAAGTTATAAGTTATGAAACAGCATCTTCAAATCAGTTAGGAACTCTTGTTAGAGGTATTGAAGGAAAAACTGAATCACATGAAGTTAATTCTAAGGTTCAAAAATATGAGTTTAATGGAGTATCTTTAAGAAGAATTAATAATGTAATTTATGATATTTCTGATACTGGAATCGACTCTAATGGATATTATGTTGAAGTAGATCGAAGTGCTACATATGGAGTAAATAGATCTGCAGATACTGCAACTTTACCACAATTATCATTTAATAGACAATTTGTTGGTGGTGGAAATGATGTCTATGCAACTGAGAATATCCAATTTAATTCACTAAATCCAAGATTCTTTGTTCAGGCACCTGGAGATTCAACCTCAGTAAGTGCCGTAATCAGAACAACAACTGGAACTAGTATTGATGGTACTGAAACTTCTTTCCAACTTCTAAATGAAGTAGAACCTGTAGAGTTAAATTCATTCAATAATTTAAAATCGACCAGAATAGTATGTTCTAGAGTAAATGAATTGCAACAACCAGTATTCAATAATGTTTCTGGAAGAAGATCATTTACTGCAGCAATTACACTAAACAGTACAGATGAAAACTTATCTCCAATTATAAATCTCGAAAATTCTACTGTTGAATTTGCATCAAATTATTTAAATAGACCTGTTACAAACTTTGCTACTGATTCTAGAGTTAATTCTATTTTAGATGACCCACACTCGGCAATCTATGTTTCTGATACTGTTGGACTTTCCAAACCAGCATCTTCTTTGAAGGTTATACTTGGGGCATATAGACCTGCATCTGCAGATATTAGAGTTCTTTATAGTCTCGTCAGAGATGATTCATCTGAAATTGAACAAGAATTTGAATTATTCCCAGGATATGAGAATCTTGAGGCAACTTCTGACGGTGGATTTAGAGTTGTTGATCCATCTTTAAATAACGGGAAATCTGATGTTAAAGTTCCTGCAAGTTCTGCTAACCAGTTCTTAGAATATGAGTTTAGTGCTAATGATTTGGGAGAATTTAGTGGATATTCAATTAAAATTATTATGTCAGGAACTGATCAGGCAAATGCACCAATTATTAGTGACCTTCGAACAATCGCATTAGCATGAAGAATTTAATAAGAGTTAAAGATCATCCTCATCTTTACAGAGATGAGGATACTGGAGCAATTGTTAATTGTGACGATATTGCTTATGATAGATATAAGAATAGAGTGAAACGAAAAAATTCTGAGAAAGAAGAGTTGAATAATATGAAAAAAGATATTGAAGAAATAAAAAATTTACTCAAAGATTTTTTAAGCAAATAAACTGCCACCAATAATTCATATAAATATCTAAAGGATTATAATTTACAAAGATAATGGCAGTTTATGCATCTAATATTGTGATTGAGCAGGGATTTGATTTTTCCAGCTCTTTTGCCTTAGGTGACTCTAGAACCAATTCCAGTATTAATATTACTGGATATGGTGTTACTGCACAATTAAGAAAAAGTCCCTCTAGTTCAACATCAGTTTCTTTTGCTTCGACAATTTTAGATTCCGAAGTTGGTATTATTGAACTTTCACTAACTGATAATCAAACTCTAAGTTTAAAACCTGGTAGATATGTTTATGATGTTCTAGTTGAAATCGGGGGATTGGACTCTGGAGGAAAAAAATATAAAGCATTTGAGGGTATGGCTTTAGTAAGAGCGGGAGTAACAAGGTAATGCCAAGTATACCAGATAGAATTGGTGGACAGGGGGTAATAAAAGTCCTCTCAAATATTAGTGGATCATCTGTATCTAGAATTGTAGATCTAAGTGATGTTGATGTATCATCCTTAGC